ATATCTGGGATCACCGTCCCGTTTGCCGAAAATTTTAGAACAACAGGTTTGACACTTTAGCACGTTAAAGTGTTAAACTTCACCGCGTTAAAGTAGTAACGTGTGAAAGAATATTGTTAAAAATTTCACGGAGGGGTGTTCGAGAAAATGTTCGATTATATGTGAACAAAACATGTCACAATTATTAACAACATATGAATTAAAAAGAATCAATAACATCTACACATGAAATTAAAAAATATCAGTAGACAAAAAATCAAACCATGTTACTATATAGATGTAACAAGAAAGAAACAAACATCAAACGCAAATAAAGAAAGTGAGGATTGAAACAATGACATTTAATGAAAAGAGAGAGTTAATTTCATTGGCTGGGGAAAATATCAAGAGTGGGAAAAATGTGTCGGAAGTTGAAAGCGAAGATGTTAAAAAGATGATGAAGAAAATTGCCGCTAACGCGGTAACTATTGGACTCTATAATTTTAACCGTTTTGTTATTTCAAACATTTGCGAGGGCGACTTTACAACAATTAAACCAGGCTGGGAAGATGCTAGAGTTGGGATGGTAAAATGTTTGGCAATAATCAATAATGAGGGTGAAAATCTTATAGACATTTTAGGTCTTGAAGAAATTGAGGGCGCGGTGCGTTTTACACTCTTTGAATTAGAGGGGGAAGAACATGAAGGTTAAACCGATTAAAAGAATCAACATTCCAGATTCTACTCGAATAAACTTCGTTGACAAGCGCACCACCATAAAGGAGACTTTATTAGATGGAACAATCAATTTTTACGATCTTGATTCCTCTCTACTCTGTGAGGGATACTTTACAAACCAAATTAGAGGAGAGCTTCAAAGAGTGGAAACAGAGAAAGTCGTCTACTATACTTTTACTTTTAACAATGGCGACAAAACGCACTATCGCAACTTTTACACGCTACGAGCTAGATTATAATTTTTATGTATCTGGTACACCCCCGTAGACCATAGCACAACACGCAATATAATATAATATGATCATACTACATAACATTACACTTCAAACAAATAGCACAAAAAGGAGATTCAAAATTATGAAGAATTTTAAACTGGTATCTGGAGACGAAAAATGCGTAAAGCTTGTAAAAATCAATGGTACAACAGCACTTGCGAAGGACGCAAAACCATCTGGTAAGCTTTTAGGAATTGTAGTTGGTACTGATGATGTAACAGGGAAAAACACTTACTATCTCTGTATGGAAACTGGAGAAGGTTTTGGCATTTACGCAACAGGTGTTGCACGTGAAATTGACAAGATTTCCGATTTGTTAACGGATGCTATTGCAGATGGGCATGATTTTATCATTGAATGTACAACAGGTATTTCAAGGAACTCTGGACAGACATTCTTTAAAATTATGGTAAGAAGCTTTTAAACGCGGCAGACGGTCAACAGTGCGGTTGACACCAAATAATAGAACGGAAACTAATCAAGTTTGTTCGTTTTTTGCATCTATAAGGGGACTGGAAACAGTCCCTTTTATAATTTCATAATGTTAACAATTTATTAACAAAATATCACATATTTGTTCATATTTATATGTTAAACTAAAAGAACAAAGTGAAAGTGAGGTATGAATATGTATTTGGAAAGCCAATTATTAGAACTTCAGCACGCTATCGTCTTGAGAGCACTTGATGATATCAAAACACCCGTTTTAAGACTCAAGTATTACAGAGAAGTTAGAGAGTCACTTGAATTATATGCACCACTCTATCACATGACAGCCGATGAAATGATTCAAAGCGCAATCGCAAGTGGCTACATTGAGCCTTTTACAGAAAGAGAGGTTGAGGAATATGGCAAGTAAACAAAAAGAGCGTGTTGGCGAAGTCCAACGCGCAAAAGGGATTTTATATGACGTGTCTAATGGAAAGTATGTGTTGCTCAAGAAACACTACACAAAAGATGAATCACTTCTGTTACTTAGAACTTTAGGCAAAAGAGCGCAAACCAGACTTGCAACCCTTAGAGAATATTTCAGTGAGCGTGGCAAGCGTTACACGGGTGAAATCAATCCCGTATATGACAGATATAAAGGATTTGATATCAAGTATCAAGGTTTATCATTGCAAGCGATTCAGAAAAAAGTATCAACCGCCATTGAGATATTAAATGCCAAACAGTCCACTTACACGGGATATAGACAGTTACAAAATAAAGCATACCAGAAAATGATAGAGAATCACCCAAAACTCAAAAACCTATCTTTTGAAGATTGGAAGAAAATGACAACATATATGGGTGCTTGGCAATCAGCTCATGAGGGTGAGCAGTATGATAGTGAACAGCTACTTGCTTATGCTAACTGGGCTGGAAATACACTAGGTAGTGGTTTCGATGGTTTAGCGGCAATGAATCCCGAAGATGTTGACCTTGATGCATGGTTTTTAGATGTACAACGTGAAGGTAGTTCCGGAGAGTGGTTATCTCTTGATCAAGATTTTGACGACATTTAAGAGAGGTGTAGACAATGGCAAAACGAAAAGAAAAAATTTCATATTGTAAAAAGTTTCTTTGTTTTGACATTGAAACGACTCATGAACACATAGCAGAAGATTGCGACATAATCTATACATGGCATTGGTCAGTAATGGATAGCGACTACAACTATAAAACGTGTTCATCATGGTCAAATCTTTATGACTATCTACATAGCCAATATCAAACATTTGCAACTCAATGTGAAAACCGTCTCATCGTATACGTACACAACCTCTCCTATGAAATGGAAGCAATAATAAGAAATCTTGAAGGACACACCATGACAGGCGGTTTCTACATGGATACGCACGAACCCTTATATCTTATCATTGATGATGTACTAGAGTTTCGTTGCTCATACAAGCTTACGAATAAAGGTCTTGCAGCATGTGGAAAAGACGTAGGACTTAAAAAGCTTGAAATGAACTATAAAGATATCGTGAAACCTGGTGAAACGTTGCCGCAAGACAAAGAACGCTATACATACCGTGACGTGGAAATTATGGTGGCGAAAATCCATCAGTTGGAAGAACAGGAAGGTAAACCTTTTTACGAATTTCCATACACAAATACGGGATTTTTACGTGATGAGCTTCGCGCTATTATGAAAAAAGATGCTAAGTGGATGAAGATGTTTAGGAATACTTCGCTTGACTATGACAGATATGTGATTTGTCGAAAAGCTTTCATGGGTGGTTATACACACGCTAACTACATGTATGCAGGTCAAATCATGGAAAACGTTGATAGTTATGATTTTGGTAGTGCGTACCCGTTCGCAATCGCAACAGAGAAATTTCCAGTCGCACCGCTTAAACGTTTAGCAAATGCGAATATTTATGACTTAAAACGTTTACTTAACACAGACAATTACCTATTTATTTGTACAATCACAGCAAAGAACGTTCGCGCAAGAGGTACAATGACTTATCTTTCATCATCACATTGCGAAGTATCAAGTGATAGTGTTTTGGACAATGGTAGAATTTTTAAGGCAGATATGATTAAAACAACATGTACTAGCCTCGATCTTGCTATCATTTTGCGAATGTACAAGATTGATGCAATTCGAGTAGATGAATGTTACTATTGTAGAGCTGATTATTTACCATCTGGTATTGTTTGCACAATGTTAAAGTATTACAACAACAAACAAAGTTTAAAACATGTAAAAGGCGAAGAATTAAACTACGCAAAAGCAAAAAACCGCGTAAATTCCTTTTTTGGTATGTTTGTGCAAGACCCTATTCACGACGTTGTTACACTTGACGGCACGAAGTGGACTTTAGACCACTGTGCTATCACAAACAAAGAGGAAATTTCCGCACAGCTTGAAAAATTTTACAAATCTTTTAGAAGTTTCTTACCTTATCAAATTGGTGTTTTCATTCCCGCGTGGACACGTTATCATTTAATGCATGATATAGTGTCAAAGATTGATAGAAACGTGCTCTACTGTGACACAGACAGTGCAAAAGTTATCAATCGAGAAGAATGTATAGACGTAATAAACGGGTATAATGACTATGCAAAATATAAAATAGACTTAGCAATAAAACGCTATGGTTTAGATTATAAACTACCAGACTTAGGAATTTTTGACTGGGAAACTGAAAAAACAGGTGCATGGTTGAAATTTAAGACTTTTGGCGCGAAGAAATATATATATCAAGATACTGATAACAAATTGTATATGACTGTATCTGGACTCTCGAAGAAAGCTGTAAACTATCTTTCATCAATTGAAGATTTTGAAATTTTTACAACTTTTGACAAAGATGTGTCGGGGCGGACAATTTCACACCCAACTACAAACGCAATCGAAACTTACGACAATGGCGGCACGTGGATAGAAGATACCACTTACACACTGTCAATCTCGCCTGAATATGGAGCGTTGATTGGAATAGACGTTTATAGCATCAAGCCGACAATAATAACAAAAGACGGAAAGAAAGAAAACACAGATATAGATATAAGTAAACGTTTAGAAAAGTTTACGGTAAAAACCAAACATTTATCACCAATAATATTAGAAAAGATAGGAGAATAACATGGAAATTGAAAACCTTTATATAACAGTAGGTGAAGAAACCTATATAAACATTCCATCATTGTATACTTTAAACGCTGATGTTTACATTGTTTTTGGTGAACGCTCAGCTGGTAAAACATACTCTGTTTTCAAGGGATTGTTTGACGACTATAACACGACTGGTGCGCAATTTGTATACATGCGTACACGTGAAGATTATCTGATACGTGGGAGAGCGTGGGGTGCTGTCGCCAACATCAAGCCATACGTTGAAAAAACATTATGGAAAGAAGAAGCAAACTTGAATTATTACAGCGGTAGTTATAGAAAACAATCGTTGGGAAGAAATAACAAATGGGTGTATGACACTTGTGGGTATAGTTCGTCAATTGCGTCATGGATGAAATACAAAGGTAACGGTTATGACAGTGTCAAAACTATATTTTTTGATGAATTTATCGAAGATGACGACACCACTACAATTCGCCCACTCTCAAAAGGTGAATTTTTGAAGGGCTATAGTCAACAGTTGTCCACAATTATACGAAAAAGAAGGGGTGTTCGCGTTGTAGCATGTGCAAATAGCATCAATCCCAAAAGCCCTTTGTTTGACTACTATAACATTGATGCACGTAAACTTGAGCAAGGTAAAATTTATATTTTTAATCGTAAACTTGAAGATGACATTTTAAAAATCTGTTGTTTGTATACAGAACCGCCAAAACATGCACACGTGTCTAAGCATTTAGCCGTTTACGAGTCGCAAACAAATGACATGACAATCAATGGCACATGGCAAGAGGATATATACCCCGAACTTTATAATCACTTACCATGGCGGTGGTATGGTGAAATGTCTACACAAAACAACAGAATTTATATTGCTGACTTCGCGATAACTATAATTTTGCCGACAAAGCAAGGTGTGCCATTGACAATTATAGACGGAAAATACAAAGCAAAAACAATCTTACAAACGAACGAGTTATACTTACCATCAACTCAAAAAATAATACAATGGTTGCTATATTACAAACGCACTTCCCAAATCTGTGCGAGTTCAAAAACAGCATCAGAAAAATTCAATGACTTAATCAAACGTGTACTTATTGACAGAAATTAAATATATGTTAAACTATAGTTAGGGACTACCAGACAGACCGCGAAGAACGGGGTAGTTGTGCAAACTGTCAGCACGGGCGTGGAGACACGCCCACCTTTTTAGAAAGTGAGGTGTTGTGATGGATGTAAGTGCAGTTACACAGATAATTACAAGTGTAGGCTTTCCGATCTGTATGACGTTAATCTTGTGTTACTATATCAAGTACCAGACAGACGTTCATAAAGAGGAAACAAAAGAGTTGACAAATGCCATTAACTCACTGAGGGAAATGATATCAGAGATTAAAACAAAATTGGAAGATGAGGTGAAAGCATGACATATTATGAAGTTATCAAAAAAGCGTTATTTATGTTTTATCACCGTGATGAATATGCATATTTTTACGGTGCAAAAGGGCAAGTCCTAACCGATGAAGTGATGAACACTTTAATCAGCCTTGAACCAGCGTATTTCTCGAAGTATACAACGCAAGAGTTAGACGCTTATAAAGCGTTCTCGCGTGGTAAAATTGGATATGATTGTAGCGGTTTTGTCTCCGCCGTTGTAGGTGTGCAAAATTATAGCACTGGACACTATCATGACGGAGCAGAAAAGACTACACCGCTTCTAGGAACAGAAGGAAACGGATTGTATTCATCTTTTGGCGGTAAAGGTAGACATGTTGGAATTGACATTGGCTATGGTTTCTTTCTGCACATGCCAAAAGAGGGGCACACTATCGAACTTGGCAGAATAGCAGAATATGAATGGGAACACAGTTTCCACTTTGCTAATATTAACTATGAGGGGGCGAAAGCATGATTGATATTGAAAAGATGGTAACTACTTTAAACATTCCAGACGGCATGACGGTTGATGAAATGCGAAGAATTGTTGTTGATGTGCTTGACATGGCGAAAGCTTCAAATGAAGCTGAGAAAGCCATTGCGACAGAAAACGCAACACTAAAAACGGAAAACGACAGACTCAGCAAGCAGAACTTGGAGCTGTTCAACCGTGTCACAACTACCATTTCTCCGTCCACAAAATTTAAAGAAGATGAGGAAGAAGAAAAAGAGGAAGTCACAACCGATGATATTTTAAGCTATTATAGTTAATGCTATAGAAAGTGAGGTAGAAAATTATGGAAAAAACAACAAAACCGCTGTCAAGCGCACAGCGCGGAGTAAATCTTTTTAACGATGCGAGAAAGAATTCCTCAAACGAATACATGAGGGCAACAGGCGAAGTTACCGTGGCAACGTCAATTTCTCACGCAATGACACCAATCGTAAAGTATGCACCATTTATGAACGAGTTTCTGCACTATGTTGTAAACAAGATTGTCATTCAGTCCGTTGAATCTAAGATGTATACCAATCAGTATGAAATGTTGAAAAAGGAAGGTTTTCCACTTGGAACCGATATGGAAATGAATTACGTCAATCCTGCCATGGGGCGTGATTATGATATTTCTCTTGGAGCAACGCTTTTAGAAGTTACAAAACCAGACGTTAAAACTTGTTATTTCCGACAGAATCGTAGACGTCAGTTTCCAGTAACAATCCCGCGTGAACTTATGGAAGGTGCTTTCACGTCATGGGAGCAGCTTGACAGTATGGTGACAGGCATGGTGACAAGTCTTTTCAGTGGGAACGAGATTGAGGAAGAAAACCTTATCAAGAAGTTGATTCAGACTTCTGTTAAAAACAACGTAGTAGTTAAGAAGGAAATTGCATGGGATGATGCAGACCCCGCCGCTTCTTCTATCGGCTTTATCAAGGCAATCCAGAAGATTGCGCTTGATATCACACATGCTTCAAGCGACTTTAATAATTATCAGGCATATGCGAAAGCACAGGGAATTGTAGACCCAACACCTGCAATTACTTGGACCCCGTCTGACAGTCTCTATCTGTTTGTAAGAAGTGATGTGCTTGTCAATTGCAACGTTGAAACATTAGCAGGAGCTTTCAACATGAGTAAAGCAGACCTTGTTGGACGTGTGACACCTTTCCCTAACTTTGATTATCTCGATTTCGATTCACCAGTTGACACAGTAACAAAGTATTGGAAAACTATCAAGGATGACCAAAACATTCTTGCAGTACTTGCAGATGTTAATACTTTCGAGTACCGCGACAATCTGAGTACAAGCGGTGACTTCTACAATGCCGCGGGAATGTATCAGAATCAGTACTTGAACGTTTGGCAGACATACGGCATTAGACCGTGGGGAAATGCTGTTGCGATTTGTAAACAGGCATAAATAAAGGGGGGATATTATGACAACTGTATACTTGTTTGATTCGCCATTTGACGACAGCGGTAAACACTTGTTAATCCCAGCAGAAAGAAACGCTGAGGGGTTTTTAAAAGAACTTCTCAGCGTTCTTCCGTATAAACGCTACGATAATGTAACGTGGGAAAGACAGGGGCAGACTTTTCGTTGTCCAGTCCGTGCAGATGAATTAAAACGATATAACTACATGGCATATCAGAATGGAAACCGAACTGAATCTGGGCACGAGAATGTAGGGCGAATAGAATTTGCATATATCATTGACTACCAATACGTTAACAATAAACTTACATATGTAAACACTTCTATTGATTACTGGGCTACCTACATCGACAAATTCACCTTCCATCCGTCTCCAATGATGCGACAGCACCCAGCAAGTGACGGACTTTTCGCGAACTTCTTTCCAGAGCCAACGCAAGTTGATCGTTGGGAAATCGCACGAACTGAATACGGCTTTTCAAAAGATGATGACGACTCCGTGTATGTCATGACCGCAAACAATACGGACACTTACGAAAACCGTTCTAGTGATTTCTACGCGGCAATCGCAAATTTTGCCATGGGCGATTATGGACAAATAAGCAATTTCTTTTCATTGGTTTCTGTCAACCCTTGCGAATGTGGTGGCATAGTCCAAAGTAACACAAGTAAGCTGTCAAGAGCGCAAGCGTTAGAAGTAGTTAAACGGTATGCAAAATGTGGTAGACAGGAAGATATAATTGGAGCATATCACGTGCCAAAGTTTTTTGCCACTGACATAAGCGGTGAAAATCTTGATAAGGTTGACAACAGGACAGGAGAGGTTGAGTTGGTGCAATCATTTGTTGAAAAACCTTTATGGAATAAGCTTTACACTTCCCCACAATTTAACAAGTTAACAGTCAATTGCGGTGGAAGTGCCAAAGAATATGATTTTCGTTATTTTGATGAGTCTGCACTACTCGCCAAAAAATTTAAATTCAAGTGGGCGGCTAACCAGTCACAATTAGGCGGTGTTGTTATAACACCAGAGCAGTACGGAAACGGAACTAATGGCGACTATTCGCTTGCAAGTAGCACATGGGATAGTGTTCAACTTTCGACTACACAGCTAAACAACAGCGGTGTTATGCGCGACTTTGGAAACTTTGGCGTTGCTTCAATTGGAAATCTCTTTTCACTAGACATTAAGGGTGAGCTTCAAGCCGCTGAGACTTTCGCGGAAAATCTCGGTGCAAAATTCGAAGAATCTGACCTCACTATTGGCAACCCAACAGGCACAATTGCAATGTATAATGCGCTTTTCCCTATGATATCTGTTGCGTGGTATTATCCGTCATTGCAAGATATAAAAAAGTTTAACAACTATTTTTGCATGTATGGTTATAATTACAATGGAAGTTTAGCAGATATCGTTATTGATTCTTTACCAATTGTCAACTACGTACACACAAGCGGCGCAATCATCACCGCGGAAAACGCACCGCAAAACGCAATTGCATACATGGCAAACCGTCTTGATAGTGGTGTCTGGTTTTGGCATGGAATCGGAAATTACAAAGACACTGATAAAATCTTAGAAAATCATTTCCCAGAAAGTGAGGGTGATTAAATGGCAACATATATTGGAGAAGCGTCAAAAGATGAAAACGGCAATCTTTGGGGCGGCAGAGACGGAGATCAAAACGGACTTGAAGTCCGCGTAACAGGTTGGTTTCCGCAAACTGGAGACGGTAGGCGCTGGGACTGGATTGCACGTATTCGCAACCGTCCAGACGTTGCCCGTGCGATTGCTACGCTTATGATAGAATCATGTGATAATCAAAATGTTGGATATAACCAACATAGACGGGAAACTTTTACAAATGAGTGTCGAAAAGTCGGGTGGAAACCTAAAGACGTTAAAGTACCGTGTGCAACTGACTGCTCTGCTCTAGTTGCATGTATATTAAATTGTCTCAATATTCTAGTAAGTACAAGTATGAATACATACAACGAACTAGAACAGCTTAAAAATACAGAGCTATTTGATATATTGTATGACAGTAAATACTTAACAACAGGCGACAACTTGCAAGTCGGTGACATTTTACACATGCCTGGACACACCGCTATAGTTGTGCAAAACTCAGAGTCAACACAACCAGTTCCAGAAGAAAAGAAAGACGATGAGCAAGTTGGTGCGCGAATGTGGATAAATTGGCAAGTTTTTGAGTCTGGTAAAGAATATTCTGACACTAGTGGTTGGTATATAAACGGAGATAAGGGTAGAGCATACGGGCGATATCAATTTGATTATCGTTATGGACTAGTGCCTTTTATGCAATTTTGTATACAGCACTATCCTACTCTTTTTAGTGGTTTTCAACCATACATTGATTTGGGTGTAGGTAATGAGCAACTTGTTAGCAATAGCGGACTGAAACAATTATTCATGGACTACACAACCAACCACTTAGCAGAATTTTCAAAAATGCAAAACTGGGCGATGTTTAATAACTATTATAGTTTGATTAGAAGTGAGATACAAAAACATTTAGGCTATGACGTTTCAAACGTTGGAGCGTATGCCGTGGGAACTGCCGCAAGTATTGCAATTCGTGATAGTGGATACTGGGACGCTGTAAAAGATATCTTCACGGGCACAACAGGAAAAGAGACAGAAAGTGATTGGATAAAATTGGTCATGGCACGTCAAAACGCTAAAACGGGTGCAAATGACGGCAATCGTTGGACAACTACACAGTACAACAGAGTATTTGCCGACATGCAAGCCCAAACGGGCGTTATTCAAATTGGTGAAGGTACAATTTCAGACTCAGACTCGAAAGCCCCTGTCAATCCGGCTGGTGGAAATGCTGGAAGTGCAACAGGTAGCGGTACAACTGAGGTTGTGCAACCAACAACACCGGCCCCACCAATAGGGGGAATTGATGCTAGAAGTATGTTTTGCCCGTATTGGTCTTTAAAATACTTTGCGAATGTGCTACCACTGAAAATTGGTAATTGACAATGACGGTCAATATGGTAAAATGAGGGTGGAAGGCTGAGGGCTGAGGGGTGTGGGGTGAGGGTGAATGATAAATATACCAATTTCCGTGTATAATTTAGAAAGTGAGGTGTTGTGATTTGAAAAGAAATACCAAAAATCAGAATACACAGACAGAAAACCTTTTAACTATCGGACTGTATTATACTTTTTTGCGTAGGATTGCTGTTGACGCGTGGACTTTTGAGGGGTTGCCGTTTGATGACGATGACGTTTACAGACATGCCAATAACATTCTCAATGAAAATTTTGTACTTGGTAAGTTAGGGGGACTCTGGAAAGAAGATGGATTTTATGTTGTCGGAGATTGCACAACATCAAGTACTAAGACGTGGTATGGCGGTGCAACAAAGTATCAATGTAAGACGTTCGTGAATACGGTTAGTAAAGACTTGAGCGAAGTTGCTACATTGACGGCTAGCTTGTCACCTTACACAGACTATGACGTTGTTTCTATTAACGGTTTATGTCGACACTATGCCGCGTTGCTTTACGAATGCGACAGGTGCATAAACGTGAATTTAAAAGCACAGAACACGCCCGCCATCTTAAACGCCCCAGATGGTCAAGAGCTGACGTTTGCCAATCTCTATGAGCAAATTGCGGGTCATAAACCTGTTGTCTTTACAAGAGATATGTCACCGCTTAAAAGTCAGTATGACGATATACGTCAAATTGTATATCAGACACCCGCACCATTTGTTGCGGGAAATGTTGAGCAGTTAAAGTCTATGTTAATGTCGGATTTTATGTTTATGTTGGGTGTTAACGGTAGAACACAAAGCAAAGTTGCGCAAGTTTCGAGTCTTGAAGTTATGCAAGATGCACCTACACTTATGGTTTTAAGAAATTCCTATGAACAGGCGAGACAAAATTTCTGTGATCAATGCAACAAAAAATTTGGCTTAAATGTTAAGGCAACGTTTAATGACTCAAATATTGGTGATGTTGGTTTACTTGACCAATTCAGTGTCATGGACACAAACAGAGAGACAGTGAAGGAAGTTAAGAACAGCGGTTTAGAAGCTCAAGAAAGTGAGGGTGAGGATAATGACAATTCCAATGATTGACACTAATTTTTTGGACAATGATAAGTATTGGTATGATGTGGGGGCGGCTTATACGCTCCATGTCTATGATATTTTGCAAAATTCGCAAATTGGAAATGACAGGAAATCGAACAAAAGCTTGTTTGATAATTATGATTTTGCGGCTTTTGGGCTTGACGATTATCCGCTTTTCAGTGAGGAGTTTAGAAAGCCAATTAACGATATGATCATTCGGCATTTTCTGGAGTGGGAAATTGGTTATGAGACAGACTTTCTTTTCCGTGAGCACATGAGAGGTGATATGGCGCGAATTATGCCCGAACTGAATTTAAAACTAAAGGCACGGTTTGAAGCTTACAACACGGAGAAAATGTTTGAGACGGAAAACAACGTAAGTGAGCATGTAAGCGATGATTGGCATAAATTTTTAGATACACCGCAAGGTCAAACAGATTTACTCGATGATAACTATTTGACAAATGTTTCAAAAAATCATGTTGATGATAGGACAACTCACCACGGCTCAAGCGGCAACGCGGCAACTAACGCACAGAGTTACACAACAGCGGTTTGGGATTTTGAGACAGAGATTTGTGATAGACTGAAACATAATTTTTTGGGGCTGTTTAGGTGATTGACGAAAGCGGAACTTGTGTTATAATGTGAGTAGAATTATGAAAGTGAGGTGTAACTATGGCAAATATACCTATTATCAACCCGCCCGACAAAGAGCATTTGGGCTTTTGTTGGCATCATCAATTTACAATTCCTTTACTTTTTGATGATTGCTTATCACTTCTACAAAAGGTATGTGCTTTGTGGGCAAAGTTGAATGACGTTATTGACGCATTGAATGAATTTGACGATGAATTTAATGCATGGGCAAAAAGTGTAGAAGAATCGTTGAAGGACTTGTATGCGAAGTATGAGGCACTTGATACTAGAGTAACGAATATTGAAAATGAGTTAGAGTCTATCCAAACCGAATTGACTAATATAAAAAATGACATTTCAAATATTGAGCAACGTTTAGATAATGTCGAAAACAGATTAACGACTGTTGAAGGTGATATTACAAATATACAGCAATCAATTTCTGATATTAACAAGTCAATTGAGATTTTAGAATCTGACTTAACCGCGTTAGAAACTAGGGTGAAAAAGTTGGAAGATTTGTTGAAGAATCTTAACATCATTCCACCTCAGACAATTCTTGATTTAACCGACAATGATTCAGTCTGGGCGACTGTTTGGGGTTCATGGTGGGACTGGTTTTGTACAAATGTTATTGACTTCGCAAGCGGTGACAGTAAAACAAACTGGGAATTATCCAACAATTTAAAATGGCATGACACAGTGACAAAACCGAAGCGAACTATTCAAATAGGCTATTTAGGTCAACCTGTTGCTCTTGTAAAGTTACCATTCATTGCGGTACGTAAAAGCGTCTGGACTTCTAAACCAACCATTCCACAAATAAATGCCGTTGCACCAAATTTCAAGGCTGATGCTTTATATCCCACTAATGGTTTTTTCAACCTTACATTAACACAAGAGTTTGGGTACACGATGGATGAAGTTAAGCTTATGACAAGTTACATTCCTTTTTTAACTAAAGACAGTACCATTGTTAAAATTGATAATAAGTGGGCATATACAAGTTTTGCTGTACAAGCCGATGTACGTTTACAAATTCCAAAAACTGGAACTAATGCAAAACTTGCAATTGTGCCACAAAGCATTACCTTAGCGGCCGTCCCAAATGCGGAAGATGTATCAATTGCAACAGCCTGGGATTTATATATTTATTGTATCGCTGAGAATGGTTAATTAGAAAGAGAGGTATTATATATGGATTTATTGAAATATTTGGAACCTATGAAGAATCTACCAGAACGGTTTTCTAATCTTGCGTTCTGGAGAGGTGTGGGAAAATTAAAAGATTGCGTAGTTAATGCGTTCGAGTATTTGGATAGATGGGGGGAGAGCGTTGAGCATGATATATCATCATTACAGAAAACAAAGATTGTACGATATGCTAGTGAATACATTGATGATCGCCCCACTGTGAGCGTAGTTTACAATCTGGATGACCATTATTGGAGTGGAAACGTTGGCAATATTTCAATTGGAAAAGGAGATAATGATATTGTTATTCCTCTGGGGTTCACATTCAAGGCTTATAAAACAGATGGTACATTTGGTACTCACATTTTTTTACCTTTTGGAGATTGTGCTATTGATACCACACCTGCTAAGACTATTACATTGAACAATATTCATAGCACCAATGTGACATATAATTTCAATAATGATCCGCTTATTGCGAAAGACATTTATATATACGGCTATGGCGTGAAGTTCGGACCTTAATAAATACAGCCACCATTTGGTGGCTGTATTTTTTGTTATTTGGTTGGGAATGTGATTTCCAGAAGATATCTAAGGGATGTTACGACAAATGACATGCTTATAAGCTCTTTTGAAGTTTCAACCTTTTTTAGTTTTGTGACGTAAGCTTTTAACATTCGCTGTGCTGTTTTATCCTTGCCGTATTTGATAACTAATTCTGAAATTTCATCATACATCTGGTTTTTCTGTTTTGTGGTTAATGCATCCATGGTCAAGCCTCACTTTCTGTTAATACTCTCAACATATGCAATATATTTCTCTGTTGTTGTCATATAGAATATCTTTCTTGCCTGATGTACACTATATGCAAAAATTGTCATATAGTCGTTTGTGTCGTTTGCAACGTCATAATATTCTATTTGATATTCTCTTAATTCTGACATGCTAATACCTCACTTTCTCCTGTTAATCTCTTGTGTATATCGTCACGAGACACCCAGTATTCGATTGTCATATAATTGGTTGATCGTCTGCCCTTATAGAAACATGGTCTTGTGCGAACTACGCCTTTTCCATACTTCCCATTATATGTGTGTACGGTTGAACAACCTTCATTCATATAGCCTGGAACGTCTGCACATGTGACATAGTGCAAACCGCGTCTGTGACAATAATCAAGGGTATCATCTAATAATGCGTTCATTTCTGGTACATTGTCGATTGTGTTGCGCTTATAAATTCCATAAAGATTCATATTTGCTCCATTTCTCACCGTCAAGCCGATATGACAGCTATATTGTTAATATCTCAGTGTATGCATATTATATCTTCTCGATTTATGCAACCCTGTTGCTTCTTCAACTAGTGAAGTCCACAAACCACATTCAACATTACACATAGAAATTTTCCTAGTAACATAATTGATATAATCATGAGAAATTTTATTTTCGTCAAATAACTCAGCGTTTCTAATATACATTTTTGCAAGTCGTCTCTCATAAGCACGCCCAGATTTACACTTATGTAAATCTTGAATCAATTCCTTGAGTTCTCTATACAGTTTTAAATATAACTGTCGCTTTTCATCAAGCATGTCAAAATCGAGGTTGGCGAGAGTGTTGAGGCTAACGTGATGCCATTCTGGGTTGACAATCGCTTTATAGCGTTCCCATGTTGTTCTACATGTCTGAGTCCCACCGCATTTGTTATGTTTTCTATCCGCTAGACACCAATATGCAATAGAACACTTTTTAACATTCGGGATTTCTTCAGTTGCTTTTGTTTCTTCGGCTTCTTCAAGATTTTCATTCTCAATAATTTCGTCAAGATCTTCGTTTTCTATAATATCTTCATATTCGTCAAGATCTTCTGTTGCTTCTTCGATTTCTATATGGCAATCGTATATCATTTCATCAATCAAATTTTTAATTGTGTGATTAAAAGTGTCCTTATGAGATATAATCATACCATTATCCTTGATATAATACCACGAACCTGTTTCATAATCCTTATATAGCACTTTTGTAATCTGCACATCGTCCTTGATAAATAAAACGTTGATATGTAATTTCATCCATGACGTAGTCGTCGTAATCTCGGAAATTTCAAGACCGTCAAAATGGAATGTTAGGAGTTCTGTTTCAAGCTTTCTTGTGATCATATTCAAATCGTTTTTCTGGTTTATCATATTCTTACCTTTCTTCAAGTCTTTCCTTGACGTCTTTGTTTTCTTTTCTCTTTCTGATTATATTATAGCAAATATCAGAATATATACAATGATATAATTTAACCTCTTATCAGAATATTTCTTGATCTTTAATAGTTCATAGTTTGTTAATAATTGTGACATGTTTTGTTCACATATAATCGAACATTTTCTCGAAC